AGACTTGAAAAGCTCCAAAGAGATGAACTTATCCTTATCGCCCTCGACTTCATCAACAAAACCGGAATTATCGACTCAGGATTTGATGTTGATGGACAAGTTGAAAACGATGAAGACGGAGGATATCCAGAACTTAGTTCAAGCTCTTAAAGAACTAGACAAGCACACTCAGGATAAAGGCCCACAAACAGATGCCGAACTCCATGAGTGGATTAAAAATCACTTATACATCGACATTGCTAGAGTGGCTGTTTGTGATGGGCATCATGCTCCTTTTGATTTTTTAGCAGATATCTATTTTGAGAGACAAACTGCTGCTATTGCTATGGCGGCTAGAGGTACTGGTAAGACAGCGCTCTCAGCAATTATTCACTTATTAAACTCTCTATATAAGCCTGGCTCTGAAGGTATGACAGTGGGAGCTATTGAAGCTCAAGCTCTTAGAGCATATGACAACTTCAAGAAGTTCCTAGTGCTACATGGGAGAGTTGATCTGGCTGCGGAGCATCCTATGATTCTCAATCAGATTCAAAGAGAAACTACTTTCAAAAATAAATCTAAGATTGAGATTGTTCCTGGCACAATGAGTGCAGTAAATGGCCCTCACTCTCAGAAGGTACATACTGATGAGGTAGAGCTTATGGACGTGGAAGTGTTCATGGAAAGCAGGAATATTTCTCAGAGCCGTGTCATTACAGACAAAGATGGCAATAAAACGATGATCAAAGCCCAAGACTGGATTACCTCCACTAGAAAAAGAGCGCATGGGTTGATGCAATCTATTCTAGATTCAATTACAGAAGCAAAAAATCAGGGAACTAAGCCACCTTATGAGCTATATATTTGGTGTGTCTTTGAAGCTGCTGAAAACGTTCCCAACTGCCAGATAACTAACCCCGATCTGGGCACAAATCAGCGCTGTATCTGCGATAAAGTCACTAAAGGCACATGGGATGATGGAGTGCCTAGGAGATTTTCGGATGTCTGTAGAGGCAGACTCTCACGCTCTTCTGGATTCATTCCCTTGGAAGATTTACATAAGAAATTTCAGGAATCAAATCAAGAGACGTGGGAAGCTCAGCAAGAGTGTCTTAAGCCAGAAACAGGAGGATTAGTCTTCCCTACATTTACTCGACAAAGATATGGAGTTAAATGGTATGAGCCTGATCCACAATATGGCCCGATTTATATGGGTGTTGACTTTGGTGGTGTAAATCCTCATGCAGTATCATGGTATCAGGTTTTGAGATATGATAGACCTGTTTATAGTATAGATCAAGAAAGGAGTGAAGAGCCTGCTAAGATTTTAAAGGAAGGTACAAGAGTGTGCTTTGATGAGGTGTATATTTCTAACATTAGTAACGTTCAGCTTGCAGATTTAGTTAGGGCTAAGGAACAGGCATACAAGAAACAATATAAAGATTTCTCTGTTCGGTATAGATTTGCTGATCCTGCGGCTGCTTCTGCTCGCATGGAGTTTGCGGTGCAAAAGATGCCAACTGTATTCTTCTGCACAAGAGATATTATTTCTCAGGTTAAGACTGTAAATGACTTACTTAAGGATGATATGTTTGCAGTCGATATTACGCAGGTAGAAATGCTACCATTAGAAATGGAAGCATACTCTTACCCGCAAAAGAAAATGGGAGTGATTAATGATCCAGAAAAACCGATTGATGATTTCAATCACCAAGTGTCAGCCGCCAGATACACATTGGAACATCTTAAATTCTTAGAAGGTGGAGGAGAAAAACGAGGCTTCTCTGTCCCTGTTGCTGGTAACAAATCTCATAAAACAGCAAATGCTTCAAAGTCTTCCGCCCCCCGCTATCTTCCTAGGTAGAATTAATAGATATGGATAATGTTGATTTAGATAACCCACTTCAGGCGGGATATACAGTTCAGCTTGCACAAAATGGGGATAAAGCAGCACAGTCGCGGCTTCTAAATCGTCTGTCACAACAGAGAGGCCCGTCAACACAGGAGCAATCTGGCAATTGGATTGATTGGGGGTCAATGGGGGATGTTCTTGGCCAGCCTTTCGATTCCACAAGGATTCCACTCTCTAAGCTAGAGCAAATGAGACGTGATCCGATGCTTGCTTTCGGATTAGCTACCAAAATTATTCCTCTAATCAGAGCAAAATGGTATATTCATAGTACTGATCCACAAAGAGCAGCGTTTATTCAGAATGCACTTGCTCTTGTATATGCTCGCTATATTTTGGGCCGCTGTAATTGTCTCTCCTTTGGATTCTCCCCAGGAGTCAAGCGTTTTGAGCATTTTCAGCCTGATTGGACGTATATAGACCCTGCTGATCCTGGCCATGAAGAGAAACTAGTGTGGCCGGACAAGAATGTTCCTGCTCTTATCTGGAAAACTTTTGTTTGGCTCAATCCTAAGGATGTTAGGCCGCATTGGAACCATAAAGGTGAGTTCGCTGGCATTGATTTCTCTCCCTCAACAGCTAGTAGCGGTGGAGGGCCAGGTTTCTTTGGTACATCAGGAGCGCCTTTCAATTTTGAGGGGGCTAATTCAGGTAGGGCTGCGGATATTCCTAAAGATTGGGCTATTTGGGCTGTTAATGAGAAGGATTCTGAGTTTGGTTCTATCTATGGCTATCCATTAATTGGTCATGCTTACCGTTATTGGTGGAGTTATTGGTATAAGTTCGGGCTTTCTGACCGTGCCTTTGAGAAGTGGGCTGATCCGCCTATCATCATGTATCACCCGGCAGAAAATGGTGTAGATTCTTCGGGTAATGCTGTGGACTTTGGTGCTGTAGCTCTTGGTGTAGCTGAGCAGGCTCGTAGCGGTGCCAATATTGCTATTCCTTCTCAGGTGATCATTGATATTGACCAGCGTACTACTAATGTACGTGAGTGGGAAATCGACCAGATGGAATCTAATGCTAATTTTGATGCTCTTATCCAGTCATTTAATTATCTAGATGTCCAGAAGCTGCGCTCAATCATGGTTCCAGAAATGGGCTTGATTGAAGGCGCACAGGGACAGTCTTCAAGAAATGTAGCCTCTGTATTTGCTGATCAAATTCAGAAAGCACAGGCTGTATTGATGGAAGAGATTGATTATGAGATCAATCGGTTCCTTATTCCTCAGCTTTTGGAAGCAAACTTCGGCCCTGGTGGTGCTAGCTGTACTAAAATTACTACAGGCTTTGATCCTCAAGATATTGAGACAATGAGGGCTGTTGTTAGCTCTATTGCTAATAAACACGGTGAAATTCCTGATGTAGACACCCGAGAAATGCTCAAACATCTTGGTATTCCTCTCTTGTCGCATGAAGCTGTTAAAAATAAGCTTCAGGCAATTGCTGAAGAGCAGGAGACTGCGGCTAGTCTTAAATATCAAGCTTTAGCACGAGAATCTGCACTTAAAGGACACAAGCCATTAAGCCCCACAGAATCTTCAGCACGATTATCTGAAGAAGAAGAGAATAAGAGCTTGTGGCAAAGAGTAGCTTCCTTATTCTATAATGAGGATAGATTACGATTGGAAGAGCAGGAGCAAAAAGACACTGATGAACGTGCGCGAACTGATGAATTGATTGCTAAGGTCACTGAGCTTGCAGAAAAGGAAACTAATATCAACTTGGAGGTTATCGTTCCTGAGGTTGAACCACCTGTAATTGAGGTTGTTGAGCAACCTAAGCATTTTAAGCGCATTCGGAAAATTTTCAACAGAGATGAAGATGATAATATTATCTCTGTGGATGAAATTGAAATAGAAGAAGATGAAGAATAAAATTTGGGAAATTCAACCTTTAGATATTCATTGGAATGGTTTTGAAGCATCATTAATTACTAGTGATGGATGGGAACCTTTTGGAGTTACGTCTGTTCCAAATACCATTAAACCTAACCAGATTCGTGTATGGTCACGACGTGTTGTTAAAAAAAAGTGGAAAGATGCTTGGGAAATTAAAATACAGTCGGTAGGTTGGGGTGGACATCAAATTTTGCTTCATTTGAGTGCAGGTTGGGAACCGTTTGGAGTAGCAGATTCTTTTGGTAATCATATTATTTGGTTTCGTAGGAGGGTTGATGAATGATTCGTCTTGGCCCTATAACTATTGCTTGGACACAAGAAGTTGATGTTCTACATAACGTCGTAAAAGCAGCATGGCCTGTGCATCAGGAGATTTGGGCGTTTGGAGAGAACTATGTTTGGCCGAATGAGCTTGCACATCTTCCTGTACTTGATTTTGAGCTTTCAAATGCTCTATCTTATGCCCCAATAGAGGATGCTCCAACAAATGCTGACTAAAGATGGAAAACTTCAACGGCTATATTTATTCATAAATTATGGCCCATGTTGGGCTATGTTGATTAACATGCCAGAAATTTCTACTAGCGTAACGCTAGAGAGCGTAAAAGAGGCTCCTGTAAGAGACGATAAGAATAAAACAACAGCTTATAAGCGTTTTAAAATTGATTCATGGTCATATCCTAGAGTTAGTGGTGGTGGAAATGCAGAAGCTTATGCGGAAGCTACTTTTGGCCCCTTTACAGGGGAAGTACCTGTTACACATATAGGTCTTTCTTCTTCAGAAGAAAATGATGGTATTCTTGTTATGTTTACTCCAATAGAAGACTTTGTTAAGAACAAAACTGCGAGAATTTTTAGTGCGGGTGAAGTATATTCAGTCTCTATTAGAGAAGAGCAAGTTTAATGAGAATTTCCGAAACAAATGTTGGGCCATTTAAAGCTAAAGAGAAACGTTATCAATGTCCTCATTGCGAAGGCTTAGTTTTTGTTAAAATAGCGTGGGATGCAACCCCAGAACAGACTCATCGGCATACAGCAGCCGCATTAGACGAACATAGACGTTTATGCACACAAGCCCCATCGGAAGCAGCGAGGATATACAGGATAGATTACCCGAGATAGGTAATCTATGGATGAGTTTTGGAGGAATTCGGGCTTGTCAGATAACAGCAGACTATTGGCTGTGGGAGGCGATTCTTAATGGTAGAGAGACAAACGCCATCGTTGAATTGGGAACGTTCCACGGAGGCTTTTCGCATTATTTGGCCGCACAAGCGAGAATCAGGGGGCTATCTTTCAGGACATATGACATCATTAAGCCTCCCACAGAGATACCAGGCTTTGTACGAGCCGATATCTTTGCGGAACAAGAGGCTATCGGAGACTACCTCCAATCAATCGAACCCGTCTTTCTCCTCTGTGACGGAGGCAACAAGCCTAGAGAGTTGGCGACGTTTTCTAAGCGATTATCTCCGATAAGTACTATATTTGTCCATGATTGGATGGACGAATTTCTACCGGAACATATACCTGACAATGTTGAGCCAATTTATGAAAGCATCTGTGATATTGTTGGCTCCATCACACGAATATTTAAGGTGAAAGATGCCTAGGCAAAGACAATTTTACGATCCTCAAATTGACGATGGGAGTCCTCAGGAAACCATACTTCGTGGTTTTCAGGTGCAAATTGGGGGCACATACGTCCTTCTAGACGATGTTGTGACTGTCCTTAGAATGTATGCAGATTCAATTGACTCTATTGCGGTGCATGAGGCTGCTAACTGGCTGATTTCTGGGCAGCAGTTGCCTGAAATTGAATCGCAAGATCGCACACCAGATACTACCAATATCGCACACGAGGTTCATGGTGCTGAGCCAGATGATGTTAATTTGGATGTAGATAGAGTTGAAGTTTTCCCTAATGAAGAAGGCAAGTGGTTTGCTAGGTCTATTGACACTGGCGGTAATATTATGAAGACCACTAATGGCTCTTTTGATGTGAATTGGGTAGTCCAGAACGCTGAAGATAGATGGCCTGGTATTCCTATTCGGATTGTAGCTTCAGAGAGTTCTGATTCTATGTGGGAAGAGCGCGGTAGAAAAGGCCCATCACCTAAGAGGTTGTGGCGATGAGTGGTTTAGCTGGTGTCATAGCTAATGACTCGGCTAGATATAGCCTTTTTTGGTCTTGTATGGACAGATTAAAGCTTCCTGAGGGATGGCAGAAAGAGCATCTTATTGGTGGTGATTGGTGTGGAGCTAGAAATTCTCTATGTGAGATCACATTGAAAGAAGAATTTGATTGGCTGTGGTTTATGGATGATGATCACGCTTTTGCGCCTGATATTTTGATGAAATTATTAAAGCACAATAAGAAATTAATAGTACCAGTATGTCTTACACGCACTACACCGTTCGCTCCCGTCACATTTACTGAAAGGGTAGGGGATGATCGGTATTTGCCTATCTACCTCCCAGAACAGCCTGAGAGTGGCTTAGTGGAGCTTGTAGCGGGAGGGTGTGCCGGGATGTTGATTCATCGCAGCGTCATAGAGGCGATTGAGCCTCCTTGGTTTGAATATGGCACCGCATCAGAGGACATTATTTTTTGTAACAAAGCTAAAGAACAGGGATTTGAAATTTTTTGTGATCTTAGTACCCGTCTTGGTCATATTACTACTGCTGTTGTTTGGCCTACTGTTCACGCCAACGAATGGGCAGTAGGATTTAACATCGGTAGAGATACTAATGTAGTTCTCCCTATTGAACCACGAGAGGTGGATAACACAATCTAATGTCTGGATCAATTGGCGTTGTTGCTAGCGATACTGCTAGATATACCATGTTTTCAGTGTGTTTAGCGCAGTTAAAACATCCACCAAATACGCGTTTGGATTGGGCGCTCTCTACTGATATTGCGGGTGCTAGAAACACACTTGTTGAGCGTTCTTTGGAGGAAGGTTCAGAGTGGATTCTATTTCTAGATGATGACCATGCATTTCCTCCTGACCTATTGACGAGGTTATTGTCACATGACAAAGACTTTATGTGTTCCCTCTATTTACGCAGGGCACAGCCCTTTGCACCTGTCTGTTTCTCAGGGAAAAATTCAGAGACTGGATTATATGATTCAATTGACCTCAGGGAAACCCCATCGGAGGGTCTTGTCCGTGTCCATGCTAGCGGGGGTGCAGGGATGCTCATTAAGTCTGAGATTTTCAGAGCTATAGAGTCACCCTGGTTTGAGCATGGTCGGGTAGGAGATTGGAATGCATCTGAAGATATCATTTTTTGCGAGAAAGCCGCTGATGCAGGCTTTGAATTGTGGCTTGATCCTGAAGCTAAGCTAGGG